TCTCACCTTCATATTCTCTTTCATCTACTAGTTCCCATTCATCTGTGATAACCTCACCTTCTAATTCAGCAAGGATTTGATCACCCATTTCATCTGTTAATTCGGGAATTTCTTCACTTGCTTTTATAGGGACACAATTAGGAACTTTTTCACCGTTTTTGGTTTTCATTCCTATCATTTCGTATCCATCGTAACAAGGCTTTTTAAGATTAATAGCCTCATCATGTGATGCACAAGGCATAAACCAAATTTTACCGTCTTCTTCGTGTTCGTGTGAGCCTTCACATCCAAGTGCCTCTGCTACTTCTTTTGCTTCTTCTTTAGTCTCAAATACAGTTTGCCCATCAATCTCTTTTAAACTAATCTTTGACATCTGCACACCTGTCTCTTCTTCAATGTCTTCTTGGCTTTGTATTGTTGTGTCAACCTCTGTAAATTCTAATGGTTGCAAAGTCACAAAATAAAGATTTAAAGCAATGTCATTATAGGCTAGTATTTGATCAAATGAATCAATTAAAAGTTCTTGAAACGGACGGATAACTGTGTTGTCCATTAATAAACTTGCAGTCTTTATTTCTTCAGCGTTATTGCCTAAACCGCTATTATCTTTTATTCCTAATAACATAGGTGAAACAATCCTATGTGCAACCATTATTTTTTGTGTAGCCTCTGTGGAAAGGAATTGATACTGATTGTGTGCATCGCTTAACTGAACAGGAGTAATGTCTGCCTTTGATTCTGCATTATCATTGAATGCAAGGATGAATTTACCTGCGTTTGATGTTCCACTAAACTTAGATGCAATTTTGTTTTCTAATAATTGCCTTTCTTCTTGATTAGGTGTGCCATTGTTAAAGTTAATGAGCATAGATGGTGCTAACCCATTCATTATATTATTAATGTGATAATTAGAAATCTCTTCTTCTAACTCACAATATTGCAAACCACCTTGATAATCAACGGGCGAATAATAATAGAAACCTGCTTTGTATGGTTTAATGTATAAAATTTCAATATCCTCTTTTGACATCCCAAATGCCGGGATTCTTAAAGGTGTATCACTTGGTTTTATGTTTGTCCAATCCTTAAAATAGTAATAAGCAGGTACATCACCTTCTTCATTTGCCTTTTCTGCCCTTAAAGTTTCAATTGGAAAGTGTTCTACCTTAATTATCTTTTTTCTGTTTTTAGAATAGATAATTTGAGCAGCACATTGCCCCATTAATTTTAAATCATAGGACAATTTTCTAACACAATCCTTCCCAAACATTGAAATCATTTGGGCATATTGATCGGGTTTTTTATTGGCATCTGTTGCGTTTAATCCTTTGCCATAAATTGCTTGGCTTATGCCATTAATAGCAGCGTTGTTTGTGGCTGATCCATTATATCTATCAATTAAGAATTGAAAGTAATTATTATCAGCACCATATTGTACCCAATCTTTGTTTTTTACCTCTTTTACTTCGGGTGAAGTGTAGGTGCTTAAATTAACAAACCCAATACTTGGTTGTTTTGTTACACCTTTTGGTAAGCTCTTTTGTCTTTTCATACTACGATATATTCATTGTTGTAAGAATCATCAGTTGTGTACACACCATCATTTAAATTGTAGTAATCATTATCAACTTGATTAATCGTTTGATCAGTACAAAAGATTCTATCTTTAAAAATTATGTTTGTTCCTGTGTAAAGTGTCATGTCATAGAAATGATTCTCTACTAAAATGGGTGAAAATGTGTTTTGATAAGTAACATAGTTACCCGATACAGTTGCCCCAGTGATATTATATGTCACAGTTACATTTGTACTATCATCTCTTATGCTCATTGTAAATGCCGTTAAAGAATAATCTCTTGGTATTACTTTAAATGTTTGTGCAGTTGCTGATGTCGTTAATACAATCATACCTATATAACGCAAAAAAAATGATGTTTTGTTTTAAGAACCACACCCCACACAATCAATTTCAGAATTAATAGGCTTACAACCATTTGCCTTCATTTTTAAATTATGTATTTTATCTTTTATTTCCATATCTGAGAACATATTACCGGTTAATTGTGATTCTAAAGTTTTGATTTGATTGTGTATCTCTTGCATTGATGTATAATTTGAAGGTTAAAAAATGTCAAAATAAGACAAAAAAAAAAGCACCCCCTAAAAAGAGATGCTTTCACTAGAAGAAAATAAATAATTAAGGTGTTACTGTAGCCGTAGGATCAATTTTTGTTCCTTGTGTTGCTCCAGTTATTAAAGAAGGTGTGATAAATGTAGCAGGATCAACTTCTTGTCCTACCAATGTCATTGTGAAACCACTTAGATCACCGGGTTGTGTTCCTGTGCCTATTGTGCCTCCTGTCATTTCCATTCCATTTTCTAATCCTGCAATGAACATATTTCCATAATAATCTTCAACTGCTACACTTGGACGCCCCCAAGCAATCAATTTGATTTGCTCTTGTGTTGGTGCATCTAGGTAAGTTAAAGTTAAGCTAAGTGTTTGCTCATAGAATGTTGTTCCTGTTTCCCTAGAACTGTTTATGGCAGTTTCTAGTGATGATGTGTTTTTTACATCATATTCATAGACAGTAGGAGATGCACCTGCTGCTAATGCAGTAATAACCCCATCTTGATATGTTGGGGGTGCGTTATCAGTTCCGTTTAATCCGTCTAAGTCAAAAAAGTAAGCAGCCTTGATTCCTCCAAATCCTGCCTTACATGGGAGTACTCTTCCCGAAGTTACGTTACAAGCCATATTTTTTATATTTTAAAAAAAAAGGGTAGATAGACATACCCACCTACCCCTTTCTTATGGTTTAAAATTTATTAAGAGTATAGAACGATGTCAGAACCAATTCCGTACTGAACAGATGTCGCAAATCTCATGATTAAACGAACATTCTGTGAGCCATCCAAATCTCTCATATCTAATAACTTAACTTCGTTTTGATCGCTAAGTAAAGAAGTACCAAAGTACAAGTTTGATTTCTCAGCAGCTACCGCAGTATTATTTGCTAATCCATTAGCAACAAATAAAGGAATACCACCGAAAGATAAAGGTGCGCCATTCTGATACCACAATGCTCCTCTGTTGTCAATACCACTTCCTAATGCACCCATTGCACCAACATAAGCCTTTGCAATGTTTTGTGATACATAGATATGTAAATCTTCCTTGCCGAATAAAGTAGCAGGAATAGCATCAACTATTTTCTGCATTTCTGTAACTACGTTACCGACAACAACTGCACCTGCAGCTACATCAATTACATCAGCATCAGCCGTCATAAGAGTTGTAAAGCCGTCAAACTCACCTGCGTTTCCTGTCACTCCACTCCAAATATTAGATTCTGTTTTAGCAGCTACCTCAGACGCAAATTGTCCAATAATAAAATCGGAGAATTTAGGAGGTAATTGATCAAAAGCAGAATATCCCATTTGAGCAGCCTCCCAATCAGATTGGAAAGGTGTGAGACACATTTCTTGATTTACTTGGAAATATTCGGGTTGAATAATTCTTTCAGTTAATGTAACTGATCCTGCGCTTGTGAAATCACAAGTTGCATCTACTACCAAACCACTAGTTGCTACCTTCTTGATAACTTCTTTGTATTTGATATTTGGTTTTACTTCGATACCACCGTTTGCGATGGTGTTTCCACTCAAAAGGGCAGCAGAGATATATTCTCCTGCAAATTCTCCTGCGTAGGTACTGGTTATGTTTACAGCCATTTTATTTTATATTTGATATTTTTTGAAAAATTCTATCTTTAGTACTCATTACCCTATTCGGAGAAATGTGCATTTTTATTTGTTTTCTTGATTCGCCTTCGGGATTGTGCTTGATAGGCTTGGTTGCCGGTTCAGCAGAAAGTTTTTCTTTAACTTCCTCTTCTACCTTACTAGCTTCCATTTTATCGGCTTTTAAATCCGCAATAGCATCCTCAAGATTTTTAATTCTTACTTCCATTCCTTGCCAATCAGCAACATCCGCTTCTTCAGCTAAATCTTCTTCAACTAAATCTTCTGTTTCTTCTTGTGGAACTTCATCACTCACTTCTCTAACATCAGCAATTTTACCTTCTTCCTCAACAACTAAAAGTCTTGAATCTTCAAGCATATATTCACCAACGGGAAGTGCTACCTTTTCATCTTCAGTCATGATAAAAATATCATTACCTTCTTCAAATGATTCTGCTTCTACAACAGTTCCATTTTCTAATTTTAGGCTTTCTAGTTTAATCTCTTTCTTTTCAAGATCAACTTCAATTCCTAAAACCGTTTTGATTTGGTTTAAAACTTCATTTGATTTCATATTGATATAACGTTTATTAAAATTTATTTTGCATTTTCATGCTTTCTTTTGAACTATGAACCACTCTGTTCCATCACTCCACAACTGAACACCTTCGTATTCTTTGTTGATTGTATAAGGAGATGCTGAACCATCTATGGTTGCTCCATTTGTGGTAGTTAAATTTACTCTTGTATTGGATGTAAATGTTGAATCAGATATAAACCTTATTAATCT